CAGTTCGAGCATTTCGAGCAGTCCGAGCAGTACGAGCAGTACGAGCAGTCCGAGCAGTACGAGCAGTCCGAGCAGTCCGAGCAGTCCGAGCAGTCCGAGCATTTCGAGCAGTCCGAGCAGTTGCTACATCCTCTCAAAGTTAGAAGCCGTCTTTCTGCCTCTTCTTTCGATCCCCAATAGGAAATAGTTGCGCGGTTGTTATTCTCATCAATCAAAACTCCATTCTCTTCTCTGATTGCCATATAGTTTCTCCTTATAAAATTAGTGGCGCCTCTCCGCTCTGTCACACAACCACGACACCAACCACTGACATGACTGATGCGCTATCTCGAAGAGCTGTCAGACTCTCCAACCGTAATGTGTCCCGGTACTGCTTTTTCCTCTTAGGTTAAACCACTGCTCTCGAGGCGATTTTCTTTCACAGTTCCATCGTGAATAACGACTTGAACATCATCTGCGTCATCTACTACCTCAAGAAAAAGTTGTACTCCGAGCGCTGCAGCGCGTTCTCTTATTCTGTCGCGCGAGTCTCTATCAAGGCCTCCAGAGTGTCGCATGAACACGATGCCTTGCTTGTTGAGAGTGAAGCCTATCGCTGTTGATACTTCCCATTTTTCCGACTCAGCGAGCTGCTCGAATGGTATATTGTTAAAAAGAACATCACCGTCGTTGAACGATAATCCTGCGATTGGGAACGTAGTTGCTTCGATAGCTGCAATTTTTTGAGCACGAACCGCATCAACTCTTTTATTGAATCCCTCGTACTCTGCGTTCTTCTCGAGCAACAAAGCTCTGAGTCTTGCAGTTTCCTTGTTCTCAGAGATTTTTCTATTCGTATCTTCTGCAGTTAGTAGCTGATCGCTTAAAGCAAGAGCTTCAGCTTTCGAGTCTCTCTCTTGTAGTTTTAGAGAAACATCAACAATTAGCTTCTGCGCATCTTCTTCGAGAGCTACGCGCTCTGCAGAGAGCTCTTCAACTCTGTTCTTTAGAGCCACAATCGATTGCTCGAGAGATATAATTTCCTTCTCCGCACTAATAACTCGCTGCGTGATGCTATTAGCTTCAGCTTGCTTTTTGTTCGCCAATGCCTCTATGGCTTGGAGCTCGCGGTTTATCTCCTGACATTCTTTCAGGCGTTGAGCTATCTCGCTAACAGGAGTTTCTTCCTCCGGTACATCGGCGTGAATTACCGCGCCTTCAGCTTTACCTTCGTACACCTTGATAACTCCATAGAGATCCTGGCGCTGCATACAGAGAGATTCTTCTTGAACGTCGAACAATTTGAGATCAAGTCCGACGAGAGCAACTAAAGTCTCTCGACGCTTCTTAGCATCGAAGTGCAAGAACTCTCCAGGATCGAACGAGAGAGCTCCAAAAAGCTCATTCAAAATCTTTTGTGGTGTACTGAATCGGGTCCCGTCCTTTGATTCGATCACGAGCTTGCTTTCACGCTTGGTATCGACTTCCATTTGAACGAGATACTTATCAAGCTCGATCGTCACACGCCCTTCTTCAGCTCCTTCAAACACCGGAGCGTCAGGCATTACTCGTTTACCACCGAGCGCCATTGCTAACGCCCAGATAGCAGAGCTCTTACCTTGACCGTTTTTTCCACCAATGGTTACGGATCCACCATTTGGGGCAAATTCGATGTTTTTTGCTCCTAAAATATTTTCAACTTTGCATCGGACAACCCTAGTCATATTCATTCTCCTTTTATAAACAACAACAATTTGGTCACTAAAAATTTGTTAATAATCGTCGGCCATGAATTCAGATTCTTCTTTTGCTGCGACACCGAGAGCGTAAAAAATAAGCGTTAGGCCCAGGCCGAGCAGACAAAAAAGAATGAATGCGAGTATAAGAACGTTTTCGAGTGTTACCATTTTTTCGTCCCCACAATTCGATATTCAAAAAGACGACCATCACTTACTTTGCGTCGATCGATTTCGTAGAGAGCGCGGAGCTCGCGCATTCGTCGAAGGCCTTCGCTTGCTGGAATTCCGTTGTGTCCTGCAGCTAGGCAAATTTTATCAGCAGAATGCCACTTACCATCTCGCATCAGGTTAAAAACTCGCTGCGTTGATTCACTGAGATCTTCTAAGTCGACTGGTGTTAAAATACCGTGACCACCGAGATCGTTGATGCGATTAGTAGCGTTAAAGTCGAGTGCAAGTTGAGACATATCTTCCCCTTTTTTCCTCATGACTCTTGAGTTTCAAAAAAAGAAACGAGACTTTCCTTCACTGCAGTGAAAGGCTCGATAACGATGCGTGTGTAAGGGGCTGGCGAATCGAGGTCCTCTGACTTAATTGCGATACCACGCGCAGTGATATCGTCCTGGATCAATCCAATTCCCCAACCGCGAGCTTTCTTGTTCTTTCCACCGACCTGTTTAGTGCGTGGCTCAAGCCAATCTTTTATTGTGGTGAGCACGTTATCTTCGTTGAGGCCTGAGTTCGAAGCTGCAGTGATAATAGAAACAAAAATCTTGGCTCTTCCGAATTGAAATGATTGATGAGAGAGCCCCTGCAGCCTGGCCTCTCGAGCGAACAGCATATCCAGAGCTCGCATCTTCGCTAAAATAACTCTGTCGATGCCTGGGAATCTTGGATTGCGGTTGTTTTTAATCGCTGGAATATTTGCGAGCTTACCTCTGATCTCAATCCAGATCCGATTAGGATAATCAATGCCAGGAAATACGCTGAGAATCATGCTCGAATCTCTGACGAATCTCTCGATACGCTCTGCAGTATTTGCAGGTTTTTTAGAGCCGAAAGTGGTTTTAACCTTAACCATCGATATGCTTCCTCAAAAGAGCTTGAAAATTTTCTTTATTCCATTCGAAAGTCACATTTGACTGACGAGAGTGCTCTTCGCTACCAAAGCCACGTCTGCGCAGCGCGCGTTCTTCAGGTGAGCCAGTCACGTTGTGAGTCATCCAGATAAGCGTGCGTTGAACAGAAACAAGTTCAATCACCTGGCGCATGAGGTGAGATCTTCTATTCTGTGGCGCATTTTCGATCATCTGCGCGATCTCCTCGACCTCCTTGTCGTTCCCTAACTTCGTGACATCTTTCTGCAACGTTTCTTCTCGCTCTCTGAGGTATGCGAACATATGTCGCAGCTCGAAGTGCTTGAATTTCGTGAACAGAACGCACGAGTTAGGGAACGTATCAGGAGAGTCAAAGATCATTTTTAATGCTCTTCTTGTTGAGGTTCGAGAGCTTTGAGTTGCTCGCTTAATTGACCTGAAGGCTCTCCAACTAACGCTCTGACTTGCGTTCTGTAGAGCTTCCCTTTCATTGCGATATCAATAACCTCTTCGACGTACTCCTTAGGAAGAGTCCCTTTGATAACTGGAATTTCAGTTTTCAAAGAGTTGTCGCGCTTAGGCTTGATAATCAAGCTCATCTTGACTTCGTAGAGGTTCGCTTTGTCGCAGGACGCGATAACATCAGCAACTTTGCTGAGGATCTCATCCTGTGGAAGCATCTCCATCTGCTCACCAGTAGTTGCTCCAGCTCCTGGATCGTCAAAAAACTCATCTACTTCAGCTTCAACCTGACTTTTACCCATTATAATTTTCCTTTTGTTGCATGTGTTTAAGTTTGCTACGACGCTCGATCCAATCAGACCGCGACGAGCTCTCCAGAATCGCGCTAATTTCCGCACGTTTTTCAGCAAGCTGTGTTGTGACAGACGCATGAATAGTTGTGAGGACGGCTAACGGATTATGGAGATCGAAAATGTCGAGCTCGTTGTGTACTGTGAGCTCGCAGAGGAGAGTTCTCTTATCTTTCTTGGATGAAAAGATACCGAGTGATTGCCTGATTGCTGTGATGCGCCAACCGCTGAGTTCTATCGTCATTTCTGCTCTCCGTATAATGCACGTTGCTCTGCTGTCTGCGTTCCTTGACCAACTGGAACTGTTTCAGGCTCGTTGTTTTGTGGAACGCTCATCGTTTGACCAGTCGATTCGGGAAGCGCTGCAGGTTTATTGTCACTCACCATTGCAGTGAGGCTTGAAAGGTCTAGTATCGGTTGCTTTGAGAGATCTGGTCGCTCATATCCGTTATCAATATCAATCATGCGAGCAAGTTTTTCACTCTTTGGAAACGGTTTGAGAACTTGTTTAATTGCGGTTTTCTTCCACATCCAATCAACATCTTCTGGTATTTTTGAGTTCCAAGGACTTTCAGGTTTTTGAGTGCCTTTACTTCGTGATTTGGTTCTTTCAATAAATTTTGGACTAAGAACTACAACTTGAACTTCATCAAAGATGGTTTTTACTATCGCGTAAACGCAGACACGCTTCGCCGTCATGTGATCGATATCCATATCAGGAACGTGTTCTAATACGAGATCGACACCTTCCTGATACTTGAAGTGCTCACCTTCCCAAACTACAACCGCACGAATGTTCTTAAGGAACCCTGAGTTCATGCAGAGCTTAACAACGCCTTGGTACTGAGGTAGAAAAGTCGCAGTGTCTCCGAAAGGAACATAAGCGCACTCTTGCTTAGCGCCAGGGAATAACCCGAGCTCTGCAGAGGTGAGTAAGCAATGGATGAATGAATTAAAATTACACTCGATTAGCTTAGGTGTTTTTTGAACAACACCAATTGCGGTAATGAAAAGCTTTCGCGCGACTTCTGCGGATCCACAGAGCTCGATAATCTTCTTGCCATTACCTCCCCACCAAGACCGCATACTATCTTCGAAAATTTTATCAGGTCTAAGGTCAGCTCCTTGTTGATTGTTAAGACGATTAGAGAGCTGTCGATTTTGTGATTTGCTATTCATGATTTCCCCTATTTGATAGACATTTGTGTGAATGAACTTGGTTTCACCATGTAAGAATTTCGGTTAACTCGCTTCGCGGTAATCTTGAACTGTCCTCCAGAATTACCTCGCTTCGTATATGCTTCAGAGCTCTTTCCCATCTTTTGAAGCAGCAGATTCTCTAAACGCTTGCGCTCTTCATCATGCTCATCAGCTTGATCGCTGAAGGCTTTGCGCTTGTCCTGGTGCATTCTGATCCTGTCACAAAGATCAGAAGCTTCTTTATCTTCGAGAAGATTGGCTGGCGCTGCGTTACGAACGCCACCAATAAGTCGATTTATGAGCTCGCGATCGCCAGGCCCTGCGTTCGGTGGAACATCTTGTTTTACGCATTCAAGAAATTTTACTGCGAGCTGTAGGAGCTGATCGAATAGATCTCGATCAAAATCGGCTTGAAAAGTTTCAAAGTCGTATCCACCGAGAACACCGAATCGTAGCGCTTCGATTCCCATGATTCCCATCTCCCATTGAGCACGAACTAAGTGTTTGCCTGGGATGCCATCTTTCCAATTTTTAAGAGCAAACTTATCGACGCTTGCTACTTTGACTATCTCTTCGAGATCGTCGCAATTCGCGATAAAAGCATCAGGTCTACAAGCTGCGAATGTAAACTCAGGATGCGAATAGAGAGTGTTGTGTTCTGTTACATCTTGACCAGTAGTGCGCCTGAACAGCTTGAGCATGACAGGTCGCATCTGAAGTGAGAGCCACATTGGAGTGCTTTGCGCTTCCGGTGGAATCTTTCCAGTTTTTACAGCCCACAGTTTTAGCGCTGAAGAGTATTGATCCTCGCCCGATATGGCAGACATCTCGTAACTAGAAATGGCGTTAGCACGAGCTTGCTGCTCAGCAATCCAGTTCTCTCCAAGGTTCTCGATCAGTTTAAGAGCGTGCATCAAAACCTCACTGTGTTACGACAACAACCATTTCTTTTAAGAGATCGCTAACGTCGATCTCAGGCTCCGACGTTGGCGTCGAGTACAGCTCCTTGAAGAATTGCTTCAATTCGTCCTCGCGAGGCCACGCACCGCTCTCAAGCTCAAGGAGGAATCTCTGACAGCCCTCCCTTGAAGTGAGGTCAACAATGCGCATTACAGCGCCCTTTAAATTGATTCTGCTGTCTACGATCTGTGGTCTTTCTGCAGCGTTCATTGAGCCCCCACGACTTCAAAGCCACGGGCAGCCCACAACATGAGGTGTATTGCTACGTAAATAACGCCTATGCCAAGGATGGCAAAGCTGATGCGGTCTACTAAAGACTCGCTCGGATCGTTATCTTGTTGAAATGATTGCATCGTTTCGGTCTCCTATCGCGGTTAAATTCGCGCAGAGAGGAACGATGCTGATTGGAACTTACAACGGTATCGAGCCCGAAATTCGGGTTGCGATTTGAACAAGTTGTGAGGTAACATTCACGCATCGCGGTGGCCTAAATCTACGCGGTCATTCCAGCAGGTGTTTGCGCACCGTGTTGGACTCTGAGCCCCTTGAAGCTTTAACTAGCCTCTTGGGGCTTTCTTTTTTTTGGAAATCCTCGATCAACTAAAACAGGATTCTACATAAATGCCTGTTCTCTAAATCAAACGCCTTTTACTTCTGGTAAAGTATTCAAGCTTAGAAAAGCAGAACACTTTATTTGAGAATCAAAAGGCAGGATTTCCGACAACGATCGACTAGTACCTGAAAATTAATCTTCGTACAATATAAAAAATTAAAATGAGTGAAAAAAATTAATCCCTACTTCGGATCGCGTTTATAGACGACTTCATCGTTTGGATTGAAGTCTAGTTTTACTCCGATGTTAGCTTTCCCCTCAGTTCCACCAAAGAGTTGGCCGTAGCACTCGATTGCGCGACCGTTACTGATCACGTTTCGATATACTCTGTGAAACTTTAGAGCATCTGCTCGAGACAGATATCCAACAGTCAAACCACTAATCTTAACTGATATTGCACTGGCATCGTGTTCGTTCGTTGGTTCTGGCACAAGCGTTGCAATGATCTTATCGCCGAACTGCGCTCTGACGTTGATTAGATTATTCAAGTAATTCGATTCGCCGACAACATCGACGCCATCACCCAGGCTATAAGGTCTAAGCATGTTAACGCCCTTCTTACGCTGCATGCCTGGAACTTCGTCTTCATCGTCACTTGGATATTGTTTTTTAGGTTCCTCACTTCTCGCGTAGATCATTTTAGGATCGCCACCAATGATGCTTTTAAGATGACAGTAAACAAAAACAATACCAACGATGAACGCAGCGCCAAGATATAAGTATTCCATATTGAGCCCTTTAATTAAGTTCCGGTTTTTTTAGGAAACTCTAGGATGTTGCCAGGATTATCGTTTAGACCAAATCTACGCTTATCGTAGCGCTCGACCATCTGAATCGATGAATGGCGAGAGAATTCCTGGACTTCTCTGTGAGGAACGCCCTGATCCAGTAATCGTGTAACTGCAGTTGCTCGAGCAGAGTGCGGTGAATATATCTTAGGATCAAGACCTACTACTTCAAAGTATTCCTTCACCCACAAATAAAAACTCACGGTGCTGATCTGATCTGGTAAATGCTGAATCCCATAACGCCACAATGGGCAGAATAAGTAATCATTCGCTTGAGCTCCTTTGCTCACTCGTCTCGCATGCCATATCCAAACAAATTCACTCGCCCAACTTGCAACAACTTGATTCCGATCTCCATTGCATTTTGTGTCCCTGAGAAGGAGGTACGTGGTCCCTTCTTCTGTTGTTTTTAGATCGTTGATTTGAATCTTAACTACCTCAGATCTGCGAAGAGCTCCTGCAAACATAACTGCAAGCATCGCGCGATCACGCACAATTCTGTCGCAATCGGCCGGGTATTTGTGATTCTTCAGATGATTAGCTGATCCTGGCGCATTAATAACTTCCCACACTTTAGAGAACGGAAGCATTTCGGTAGGACGCTTTTGATAATCCACGGAAGGCATTAAGCTTGATAAGAATGGGTTGCTTGGAGAGAGCCCTGATTCCATTAAGTCTCTGTAAATAGATCTTAGGACTGCCATTTTTTTACGCACGGTAGCTGGAGCGCTTTTGGCAGAGCGGATAGGATCTCCATCTCTTGATGCTTGACCAGGCAAATTCTCTAATAAATCTCGATACGCGCGCGCATGTATAGATGTTGCCGATATGATTGCTTGTGCTGCCTCGTTCGTACCGACTTGCACATTAAGAAATTCGCACCATCGAAAAACTTGAGTGCGATAGTCGGTCTTATCTTTTTTATTCGTAGCTGTCCCAGCTATGCACGCCCATACCTTGAAGTATTTGTCGTTCTCTGCTTGAATTAATTCTGCTGATTTAACAACTAGTTCCATTTTTTATTTCCACGGAAAAATGAATTTCGAAGTACTCTTCGAGAAGCTTCTCAATTATTGCGCGCTTAAAGATAAATAGCTCATTGATTATATCGTCGCATTTGAGAGAAAGTTTCCCAGGAGTAATCGAAATTAATTCAGCGCGTTTTAAGTACGGAGCTAGTTCGGGTGATTTTTTATCAACGTATTCAATAAATTCAGCCCACATTCTGTTTGGTGAAACAATTGATATTTTACGCTGCAAAGCTTCGAGCGCGACTAGTTCAAGCTTTTTGATCGCTATGTTCGATTGTAGTGAGTCGATCGCAGAACGTTTTTCTCGAATCAACGATTCAAGTTGAGATATTGTTAGTTTTTCTGTGTGGTCATTCACGCGGTCGTTATAAACAAAAAAGTCCGCCAAATCAACTTAGACTTGACGGACTGTGACCACGAGCTCGTGTGTTGTCGGCACGAGCAGTTAAAACCGATGCGTTAACATGTTCATATTATTTACATTTGGCTGAAAGAAGTAACAGATGCCTATCGTGTTTTTTTATTTTCCCAAAGTGATGCACCGAACCACTGTGCGAGCGTTCGGAACACTTTACCGACGAAACTCCCCTTCTTCTTTTGTAAGATATCGACGAGCTCCGCGAGTCTCTTATCCGCTTCCTCTCGAGTATTAAAGAGCTGAAAAGCTGGAGACGAGTACATAAACTCGTGAGGTTTGCACGCATCCGTTAATGGATGTTTTGGATCGAGAGAAAATATTCCTACACCGCAACGATCAATTAAATCAACAGAAGTGTTGTCCTCGCGAAGAGCGAATACAGTTCCTTCCCAGCTACGATAGATTCCCGGCGAGTCAACATCAGGATAGAGACGAATTCTTCGCCCACGAAAGACAATAAATTTTGAAGGCGAAGTCAAAACTCTAGTGCTTCCTGGTAAGGACACGCTTGACTCCCTTGTGAATGCTGCCGATAACTGCGCCAGTAACACCAAGAATGCCACCGACATCACTCAATAAATCGATCGCCTGGATTGTCTGAGCTGCAGCCTGATCTATCTGTTCGTCTGTGGGTTGAATGGGTAGATGATCTGCTAGTCCGCGTATTGCCATTGAAACAATGAAAACTTTAACGCTCTTAGATGTTTTAGTGCCGTTGCCAGGAATTTTTGAGAGGATTTTGTCTAGAATTTTAAACATATTCTTTCTCCTTGATTAACTACAGCAAGCGTCCCAGCAATTTGCGGATCGCTCAATTCGCCTGTTATCGATACACACCTTCACGTCGAACACTGTTGAACTTTAAACAGTTTCCACCGCCAAGCTTTACGAATCCCCACTCATTACCGAGCTGCTTATAGAGCTGCCAGGCGTTCTGCTTGGAGCAATCACCCATGTACCAACGGTGAAGGCCTGGTTTTGTGTAAGTTCCGTAGTACTGAAAACAACCGACTTTTTTACCATCAGAAGAAACGACATCGATCTTATCTCCCTTCTTGCCAGATTTCTTGAAAATCAGGAGAGGTTTGTTCCCTCGCCCGTCATCCTTTTTTCCATTGCAATATCGCTCTGCGAGTGGCTTAACAATTTCACCATTCTTTGCGTTGACGCTGCGAACCTTAGTGCATGCTTTTGGAGCTGGAGGAGCATTCGGCTCTGCATTCTGAAGAATCAATGCTGCCAATTGGAATTGCCAGAGCTCCGGGAACGCAGTGCGCTGCAGCGGTGGTGTAAAGTGATCCTCTCCTGTGCAACGAAGGTTTAATTCATTCCACCAAGCATGCTCTTGATCTGAGCCAGAGGTCCTATGTTGGAAATCGTTTCCATCGTTTTTTATGTTATCAGCGTCAAACATTGATGCGCCGTCTCCGCTGTTTGAGAAAGCTTTTGATGCCTTAGTGGTTCCGTGGAGCTCAAGCTTGAGCTGCGGAGGTCGAGCACCTGAAAATGGCGAATTAATGCACTGGCAAGTTGGACATCCTTTTAACGCAACATCACAACCGAGCAAGACAGTAGGTTCATCTTTGATGTCGTGCTCGAGCCAGGCAGAGAGCCACCATTCGATTGATGGATATTTAACTGCGAGCTTATTCACCGCTTGTGCTCGAGCAAGTAACGTTTTCCAATCCGTCAACGCTGGAGTGCCTGGAGGACATACTTTATTTCTAAAACACGTAGCATCTCGAAGATCTACCTGAACGAGCTCCATTCCACCTTTAGAGATTCGTTTTTCAACGCACGGTAGCGGATTACCAAATGTATTCATCAAAGTTGAAAGCCCTGGCAATTTCGGAGCCTTCAAAAAGGTGTCGCAAAACATCGCCAGGCCGAGCACATCGTAAGAAAGAATGCGAGGCTTTTTCTCTTGAGCAGAGACGGTGTTAACAAAAAAGATTAACGCGAATACGATTCGTAGTGTTAAGAGCAAAAATAATTTCATTTCACCATCCTATATTCTTCAGGTTCACAATCGTTCAAAAGTAAACTCATCCGTGAAAGACGAGCCTCGAATCTCTTCTCTCTACCCATCTGAGAATCCCACATCTCCTTGATAGCTTCTTGCCAGTCCTCGCGCTCGATAGCAGCAATCATCTTTTTAAATTCATTGAAGCCACCCATGCCCAGGTGAAAGATCATGCAGACAATCGCAAGTTTTCGATTCGAACTTAATCCTTCGAAAAAAACCTCTGAAAAAATCAAGTGTGCTTCCTTGATGGTTCTCGATAAATCTTCTTTGAAAATTAAATCACGAACAGCTTGCGACAGTGGATGAGCATCGATGTTGTGTCCGATTCCAACTGTTACGTATCCGACTGCAGCACTAACTCGCTTTCCAGTTCCGCAGTCGTAAGCATAAGCAAGGTCACCTTCTTCAACAGTGAGAGCTCTCTTTGCTAGATCCTGAAAATCATTCGCAGACATTGATTCTAGGCTCCTTGAGCAAGATCTTGACTCGCTCATCAATTCTGACGAGATGCTCTCTATCAGCGCTTCGTTTCTCGATGAGATCGAAAAGTCGTGAATCGTGTATTTCAACGTTCCTTGAGATCGGATTAATGAGGAGCCCTGAATAAACAAGAAAGACAGTGATAGCAATGCCAGCCAAGGAGGCGATAACACTCCAGTTCGTTCGACCCTGGTTTGATATGCGTTCGTATATATTCTTAACGTCCGCACTAAAACTCTGTAAGGTTGAAGTAACCGTATCCAGCTTAGCACCCATTGCAGCAACAGAGCTCTCAATGTGAGTGAGTCGCTCTTCGTGTGGCTTGCCATGATTTTCAGCCATCAAAATCTCCTTAATTATTCAGAAGCTTGTGCATTGACAGGAAGTTGCGTTGCTATTTCTATCGAGGTGCGAATCTGTAGCACCATGCGAACGCTATGAGGAGAGAACGGGATTTTATCGTCGAACAAAGATTTTAAGAGCTCGTATTCTGATGTCTCAAGTTCGATGTAGTCGCTCTTTGTAAGATCGAGAGCATTTAGGATGCGTCCGAAGCTGCGCTGTGTAGCTCCAGATAGTCCCTGCGGATATAAACCAACTGCTGCGTGATTAAGTAGATTTTCAAAAACGGATTTTTGATTGTCCTTTAATAGATATTCCCTATCGTGATCAGGGAGTTTCATATTTGAAATGTCAGTTGTGTATTTAACGCTTTTCATCGGCCTGGTCTCCTTTGATGTTTTCGCTTTCCTCCAAGTTAGCAGACTCGTCGACAACAACTTCCTTTAGCTTTGTTCGATCGATATCAATCTGATCGAACTTACCCAAGGTTTCACTAGCTTGAAATTTTTCTTTTGTTTCTGACTGCGCAGTCTTGATAGATTCTTCTAAACACTGACGTGCTGTTTGAGCCTGATGCTCAATAAGTTGATGTGTAATATGATTAGTTATGTGGAGTAGAGCATGCTCTTCTTTGCTCAGAGATCCACGGCCAGAAAAATTCTGGTCAAAGGCATCAAGAATTTGTTCTTTAAGCTCGGCCGGAAGTTCGACAACGATTTGAAAGGTGCTCATGCGCAAACGTTAAGCCACTCCAGAGAGCTCGCCTATTAGCCTAGCTTCGAATTTTTCTCAGTAGCCCCAATATTTATTATACGGCGCTTTGAACCAGCTATTGTGGGAGTCGGAGTTGGTGTCGCCGTAGCTGTAGCAGTCGGTGTATTCGTTGGAGTTGCTGTTGGAGTATATGTAGGTGTGTTTGTTGGAGTGCTTGTTGGTGTTGGAGTGTGAGTAATGCAGAGAAAGCGAATTAAACCGTTTGCACCATTTGCTCCAAAAGCATCTTTGCCACCGCCACCAGCTCCACCACCAGGAGAAGATCCTGCGGTTCCATTTACGCTGTTAGCGCCACCTGTACCACCGCTACCACCAGGCCAAGGAGCTGTTGCGCCTGTTACACCACTCGCAGCCACACCTGCAGCGCTAACGCCTGGGGAGGATCCACCACCGCCACCAGAGCTACCTGTGCGCACCGATCCGTTACCACCAGAATAATTCACGTCACCGTTTGAAGCTGAACCGCCTGTTGACGCGACGTTACAACCACAAGACCCACCACCTGCTCCACCGTTTGCCGTGTACGTAACAGCTGAGTAATTAATTGTTGAATTCCCTCCTGTTGTGGCATCGAGACAACCAAAACCCGAATCCGTATTCCCAGCACCACCGCTTCCGACTGAATAAGAGAAGCTGGCACTTGCTGCAACGTTAGTAAGACTTTTTCTGAAATATCCACCTCCAGCTCCACCGCATGAGCCAACACTGCTTCCACCTTCATCACCTTCACCACCGCCACCACCAGCTCCCCAGCCTTCGATTACGCAATCAGAGGAAATCCCTGGTGCTGTATGCGTGCCACTTCCTGTAGCGTATGAAGTTATTCTCGGATCTGGTGTTGGTGTATTTGTTGGCAATGGTGTGTTTGTCGGGGTACTCGTCAACGTTGCAGTTGGTGTGAAAGTTGCTGTAAATGTTGGTGTAGGTGTGGGAGTACTTGTTGGTCCACCAGGCGTCGCGGTTGCGGTTGCTGTTGCAGTTGCCGTAGGAGTTGGAGCCGTGTCCATAACCAGACCCCATCGAGCTATGCTGCTAGCTGGCGATGATGCTGAGAGCTCCGAAACATCAAGATAATCGCTTGCTGTGAATGTATCTGAATGAGTGGTATCGCTGTTTGTTGTTGAAGAGCCTGAAACTATGACTGATAAATTTCCATCGCTGCTATTTTTTCTGCTCTTTAAATTATAACTAGCGGATCCACCTGGCGCAGTAATTAAATCTACGAAGAACTTTTTTAATATGAACGTTGATGCAAGAAGTCGTATTCCTGACTCGGTTGAAGTCCAAGTGTTAGATGTTCCCATTGCAGTTAAGTATCGAGTTGCACCAGCGGTATTCATGGCGCTACCGTTAGAGCCGAGAAGAATCGCTTCACCATCAGTTGTTGGTGACCACTTCAAACCCCATCGAACAGATCTGCTTGCAGTTGGTGTGTTGTCTGGATCAACTTCAAGAGCGACACGATCGCCTGCAGAAAATGAAACTGAATTCGTGTTACTACAAACACGATCTGTATCGTAGATATCGCACGCCAATGACGTTGCAGAACCATTTTTGTAGACCTTAAAGAGAAATCCATCGCCGTTGCTTGGAGTGCCAGAAGTCTCAACATACAAGGCGTTTAGAGTGCCTGCTGTTGGCATGACTTGCTCTCTATTAGCGAGAGTCGAATCAGCTGCAGCATTGCCCTGCAGTCCCATGTATTGAGTTGTTGTTGTGTTGATTGTTCCGTTTCGTGAGCTCCCAAATATAGGAGAGTTACCGCTAGTTCCTTCGCACACCCATGACCATGCGATGAACGTTGGAGCTGTTGGTGTCCCGGATGGTGTAGAGCGCATCGAAAGATTATCACCTGCTGAGAGCGCATTGGTGTTTGAGGTGTTAGAGCAGGAAGTATTGAGATCCGAAATTGTGCAACCAACCCCAGTGTCTGTTGCACCATTTTTAAAGAGCGTGAATGCAAATGATTTGCCACTGCCAGGCGCAGCATCTACTACGATATAAATATTTTTTGCAGTACAAGCAGCTCCGACTACGCTACGTGAGGAGTTTTCTGTTGAGTTCCAGTTGTGAGGGTTGCCGTTCGGATGAGTATATTGAACAGTTGTGTTTGACGGAGCACCGGTTCCTCCTGCAAGTATTGGCGTATCGATCGCGAATGCGTTGCTGGCAACAAACAGAATGAGTAGAAATATATACTTAAGGATCTTCATATTCTTGTGGTATCGAGCGTGAAGAATAAGTCATTCAAACTTGAAGCGCTCGAAACAATGAATGTGATCGTGTCACCGATCGCAACAGTATTTGCTCCGGTCGCTGTAACGTTTTGTGGTGTGCTAGTTACTGACAATCCAGTGATAGATGTGACATCAACACCATTGATCTGAACTTTAAAAGAGCAAGTTCCAGAAGTTGATTTCAAACCTTGGATGCTGTTGATCTTAAAAGCATAGCGAGCGCTTGTTGTTAATACATACGTACCGTCTGAGCTCGCTCCTGATAGACCACCTTCCATCATTGTTTGAGAACCGCTTCCACCGATAATCGCTGCCCATTGCGATGAACTAAATGCGACACAAAAAGCAGATTGGCCTGGATTAAGTACGATGTGAGCATTGCTTGCCAATCCGTTGATAGCATCGCTGCTAGCAGGGTAAACCTTTAACGGTGCAGTAGTCATGTTGCATACGATTTGCATTTCCTTTGTCGCAGCATCTTTTAACTTCACGCCTTGCCCTGCAGTGCAAGTTGTTACCTGATTCACGGTATCAGTGAGAGCAGTTGCTCCAGACTGATCGCTACCTGCTGCGGAGATAGCGAGAGTTGCAGGTAACATTAAAGTTGAACCTGTTTTATTCAAGATAATATTTCCACCGTTCGACGAGTTTTGGTTTATGCTTCCGTCGTTCGCAAAATTCCACATCACCGCAGAAGATGAATTTAGATACCTAACAAGTCCTGACGAATTGCTGAGCATTAAATTGATGTAACCTGTCGAGATATTTCCTGCGACTAAGCTCAACGCTCCTGCTCCCGAACTTTGATTGCCTGAGACTGAAAGCCATGCAGATCTAGAAGAGTTCATTGGATCTCCTGATCCTGAAATAGAGATCATCGAGTTGTCAGATCCGCTTCCTGTATTCGTATAGACACGAAAGGAAGTTAGGTTTGTTCTTATGCCCGTAGAGTCAAACTGCGCAACTTCAGAGTGTGATGGTTTAATTTTTATCGAGCTATTAAATGAAAGGCTTTGCGCGAATACTGTAGCGAATTGATAGGTCGATGATCCAATATCGAAAACATTATTCACAATCGGCAAATAACTCTTTCGTGCGTATGCTGGATCGAAATGCAACATTACTTAATCACCTCAAAGTAAACATTTCCAGTGGTCGGAGCGCTCTCATATTTCATGTAAAGATCTGCGCTTTCCTTTCTTCCGAGCTCGCCTAAATTAATTGTTTTTGCGCAACGAGCAGGGATCACAAAATGATCTGTAGAACCTCCATCTAGAGATCCGATCATATTCGCATCTGTATCGTTCCAAATATTAAATTTCAAAGCAGATCCGCTGTCGAGAATTCCTATTGCTTGCTGTGTGCCAGAAAAGAAAGAGTATGCTTTCTTGACCATGGCATCGTATGAAGCTTCAACCGATCCTTGAGTAACTGGTAGTGGGTTGCCTTCTTCAACACTTCCATCATCATCTCCAGCTGCACCTAGAGCTAGCTTGAAGCGTTGAATATGTACCGCTCCCGAGACTTCGTCAGTAGATATCGTTTTTCCTGCCCCTTCTGTGATCTGAATATTACTCGCCATTCATTTACTCCGTAAAATGTCCCCATGCGTCGGCTACAACTAATCCTCCACCTCCCACTGTAAAATCAGCACTACTTGTTGTGGCATACAATTCAAGAGTGTCTCCTGCTGCGAAGCTTTCAGCGACTATCGAACCCGTGGCTGAGATTGCTGCACTTGTGAGATCGAGCGTCTTGCCAGTAGAAAGCCCATTTTTATACAAAGTAATCGTTACCGTTCCACTTGAGAGCGCGAGGCCAGCAACAGAGAGATGTGTGATTTTGCATGTCTTTGGTAGTCTTAAAACGGACGGTCGTACTGTGTTTGCGCCAGAACGAAACATGGCTGTAGCTGCTGCTGATCCATCACTTAACGATATTTCGCTTGTATTAATGAGGGAACTCCGACTCGCAGCGTCCGCATGTAGCCCAGCGCTTTTAAGTCCTTGAGGAACCCATATCCCTGATGCGAGCTGTTCGAAAGTTCCATCGGTTCGGTTAAACTGCAGAGCTCCTTCTGGGACGTTCGCATCCGATTCATCCTCGTAGTCCATCTTTGCGACTGAGGCCTGGCCGTCACGAACTGCAGCAAGGTGCTCTGCATAGCTGAGATCTAATGCTGGTGTGTCGAAATCATAGCTCATGGATTAACGGCGCCTCTTATTCTCACTGTCGTTTCAACTGTAATTCTATTACCGTCCTCATCGAATACCTTTACCCTCGTAAAATCTTGCGCTGGTATGGCACTGAAATCGTAGTCATAAACAGGATTCGCAGGATTTATTGAGTTGCAAGTTGCTACAATGCTTGTTACGTCGAGATAGTCGTTTTCAAACTCTATTAGAGTTCCATCAACATCATCCTCATCTGCAATGATTAAATGCTCTTCTTCGTCGTATTCGAGTGATAACTTGGCTCTGAATTGCGAGAACTTACTTACTGAGTTTACATCAGAATTTGCAACCTCAAGAATGTATTTTACATAACGAAAGTCACTAGCGAATACCTGCTTAGTATTTTCGTATGTGGTCCAGGTTGTTTCATCAGGGCTTGTTTCGATCGTTGGTATTACGGTGACTGCTCCTGCAAGGATCTGCTCAATCCATGAGAAGTCGATGAAACTACTACCAAACGTAACTCCGTAATCGTACTCGAATACAATGCGTGAAGTAACAACCGTATTGGGTGTAAGGTACATGGTGTACCCAGCATCGATCGCATCCTGCATGGACTCGAATCCATTGACCGTGAAGTGGCTCTGCCAAGTGTCATAAGTAGGAACCGTGTTAAAGAGCAGAGGTAACGAAGCGCCAGGCCGACCATATGGTGCATATATGTTTTCGAATTCAGAAACTGCGTATAAGAGACTTTCAAGATCCGAGAATAGAAAGCGATCGTCCTGGATATAAAAATCTTTTGGTGCGGTTACAATAGTCGATGCTGAGACAGGAGTTGATTGATTTCCACCAACATCAATCGCAACAATCCAATAAGTAAATTCGCCTCCGTACTTTTCAATGTATGTGTGAAATGTTCCGAAAACAGTTCCGATCTTTATTGCAGTTGCAAAGGTATCACCTTTGTAAACATCATACTGGTTGACTGTCAGGCTTCCAGCCAACGGTTCTTTCCAATCCAACAAAACATTCTGACGAAAAGTATCAGCAACAAATTGCTGCGCAGGATTCGGAGCGGTAATTGTGATCGTGATACTGATAGCATTTGTTGAGTAATTTCCGCTGGTGTCGATCGCCTTTATCCAAAGCGTGATAGATCCTGCGGTATAATAGTGATAGACAAAAGAAGTAACGCCATCTGCTTTTGGTGTACCGACTACAGCGCCAGCAACCCACGAAACACCGCGACGAATTTCATAGCCATAGCGATCGAGATCTGAAATCTGATCCCATGAAAGAAGTATTCCGTCATCCGTGATCTCACCGACGAACCCTGTAACATCAGAAGGTTTCTCTGTTTTCCCTTGAACGACATGACCGTACTCAGCAATAAAATCTGACTTGATGCCAAGCCCATTTATAGCTTTCAACCCGATGTCATAAGAAACACCATCCTGCACATCAAGTATGTAAGCGAACGTTGCATCACCTGAAACGAGCGCTGCGTACTGCCAGGTTTCTTCGTCGCTCCTTTTTATTTGGATTTCAATCTGACCGCCTTGAGTCACGTAAATATCGTTAAGCTCCTCCCACTCGATATAAATTCGGGAAAAAATTGTTCCGTCCAAGCGATGATAGAGATGCTCTGTTCCGCTCTCAACCGTCGTGATAACGGGTATCTCCACCTTGCTCATGTCAGGCAGAGTAGTAACTGGTGCTATGCTAATTTCTTGTTCGTCTGTACCAGGATTCCAAAGATCGACTCCAGTATCTGTCGCTTGAATATCCATCGAAATAATCACAGCGCTGTCACTACCTTGAAACATGTCCCACTCTTGAACCTCAAAGACAGCATTGATGCCGTATCTAGGTAGTTGGATAGTTGCCGTATCACCAACCTCAAGCTGCAGCGCTCGAAGTCCCCAATCAGCCTTTATTCGAAGTTGACGACGAGATCTCTCAAGGGCAAAGCGAGCGATTCGCTGTGATGCAGCTGCGGAAACTGTGTAAGGAAGATCTATATTTCCCCATATAACCTTGCCATTATCTGCTGCGACATAAGCAGAGAGAGAAAGCGGTGGATAATCCGTAACCTCATATCCCTTCGCCCTCGAGCAGAAGCTCCCACGCACTGAATTGAAAATTTCAGCTTCCGGTGCAAGGACCTCAATCTCTGGTTCTCCTCTCAGATCCTCTTCTGTCAGAGTGATAGTCGGATCTCTATAAACTCCAGGCCAAAACTTCCATTTGCCTTCTGCACTGAGCTCAACGTGACCAGCCATTGCCGACTCAAGATCTGAAAGAATGGTGTCGTGGTCTTGATCCGTCTCAAAGTATCCATCTATCGTATAACGATACTCAGTACCGCCACCTACCAGATCTACTGCTTCGTCACAAATGTCTGCTGCAGCGCTAAGCGAATCCAGGTCGATATGATCGGTATAATTGAAGTGCTCGCCCAATCCAAACTTAGTGTTGGTAATATAATCAGCGATAATTAACGCTGCATTACTGGTATAAATCGTAGTGTTTGAGCGAGGGTCGTATACTTTCTTACCTCGCACCTCAAAAATAGTTTCTGGTCGCTCGTTAGGAAAAAGCTCCGCATCGTAAGTGAACTTCAATCCAACATGAGCACAACCGCGCTGCCTATGATTGCTAGTCCAGAAAGTTGGTATTTCAGAAACAAAGAAACTTAATGCAGACTGGCTCTCGCTGCCTAGATTAACTTCCATATATATTTTATTTGTGTAATTAATCGGCGAGCCATCTGGCTTAGTGCCTCCATTTGCATTCACAAGATAATTCGTCCCGTGCGCAGGAAATGAGACTTGATTACCGTCACAAAAGAGCGTTTGAACACTATCGATTTCATGACAAAAAAGAGTTGCAACAGCATAGAAGAAGTTCTTCTTAGCTCCAGCTTCATTAACAAAAGTTAATGCTCCACCGATTCTAAATTGGCCGTATCCAACCACCCAAGGTGCATCGCTCTGCGATAGTGTTATCTCTTTAGATTTAGGAAGTGAATTGAGATATTTTTTTCTCTTCAACAAACGTCGAGCGTTACGCGACGCGGTCTTTGTCATCGGTATGCGCTTGCGTTTCAGATATGATTCTACTTCAGACGAAGAAACGTTTATTGAATCCATCGGATTCGTGCTTGCTTTTGGTAAGCCAATAATTGGAGTGCTGCGAGCGTTCAATGCAACCTCCTGCGTCTATTTCTTTTGTTCTCTGCCTTTTGTTCTCTCGCTTTGTTCTTCGGTCTTTGCTTGCTCTTTCCACCGCCCCATTCGTCGCGGTAATCCTGCAGCTGCTCAACGTATTCGAATCCGAGGTCATCAGGAAAATCGATCATATGTGATTGCTGATTGAAGCGACGCTCAACGCTGCGTTCCATGATTGCTAGTATCGATGTCGCTTTGAGCTTGATTTTAGGTTCAGACAAACTGTCGTCGAGTACTGCCGTCTCGAGCAGGCCTGTGAACTTAACTGGTGTTGCGATAACAGCACCTGCAGCAGACACAAATCCGAAATAAATAGTGACAGGACGATGACGTTGCAGATCGTTCATCAACAACGAAATTAAAACCTCTGGTTCGCCGGTGAGCTCGACAGAAACACCTTCATATCCACCGTCGCGTGATTCGCTTAGTTGTCCTGGATCCTTGAAGTATCCATTAGAGAGCCAGGTCTTTGAGTTCCAGACAATATTCTGCTCACCAGTCCAGAAGTTGACGGTACTATCATCATTAAGTTCGATCTCCAAAAAATAACGAGGTCGAGTATGAACCGATTCAATTTCTGCAAGCATTTCTGGTGTGAGATTGCGAGGCACTAGAGAGCCTCCTCTGCCTCGAACTGAATACTGAAGAGTCGTGAGTCGAGCTCACGAACAACCGGAGCAACGCTCATGCGCATGAGGCACTTAGGACTAACGATCGTTAACGGCGCATTATCTAAATGTGTTCGAAGGTTCGGCCAAATATCGATCGTAACTTCACCGCTCCCATTTGCAGACACATCATTCACGCATTGATAAAGCGAGTTATCGATCTGGAACATGTCGCTGGCTTTCAGAAATTGCGCAGACGGTGTTGCTCCATCAACAAGAAGTGATTGACCAGTTTGACCAGCACCTTTAACCAGTGGAGTTCCACCAGCCAGGCCTAGAGGCGTTCTCCACAAATACGAGCCATACAAAAAAGTGCCTCGGACACCATCGAGTTTTGCAAAGAACGCAAACCATGGCGCTGCTTGCGCTCGTGTCATTGGCGCAAAAGCAACAGAAAGAACCCATCGTTTACCTGCGTGCTCTTGAGTAGTACGTTTGAGATTAAATCTGTTAACTGACGACACGACAACAGATTCCAATCGCCACTCAAGCGAGCTGTGGATCGGTGATGACGGTGGTGTAAGTGGGTAACTGATCGACATTAATAACCTGCGCTTGTCATAACTTCTACAGCTCCGCGGATCGCCTGCTCTTGTATCGAAGAAGCAATTTCTCGGATGCGTTGCTCTGAGCCATGATCTGCGCCCGGAGCGTTAATCACTAATGTAACTCCTTGCCCTCCACGGCCTGAGCCTCCTGAACTTACAACTCCTAATCTACCGTTGACTCTTGTGAGTGGAAGAATTGCCTCTGGACCAGCTTCACCCATCATTCCGCGACCGCCTGCGTAATTGAACGTTCGACGTCCGGTTACAACGCCACCACTCGCGAAGGCCTCAATGCCTCCGGTTGAGGCGCTGGAATATGCTTCTGAATCAAGAACTGCCTGAGCTCCTTCATCAGTTTGAGACTTGATATCAAATACAACTTCGATTTTTTTATTGTTGAGATTATCAAGTTTGCTTGAATAGTTATCGATTTCAGCTCCAAACTTAGCGAGATCTGTCGACATCCTGTTCCACTCTTCAGCCAGTTTCGGAGATCTAGCCTGCATTCCAGCAACGATATTTGCTGCTACTTCTTCAGAAACACCTTTTAACGCTTCAAGAGATTTAATTCCCTGCGCTTCGATTGATGCGAATAGAGCATTTACATACTCAGGATCTCCACCATCAGCGAGCATTTTCTGTTTCAATTGTTCGAGAGTTGTGAGCTTAGCTTCGATGCCCTCAACGCCAGCGTTCATCACACCCATCAAGGCTTTTTGTCCACGACCACCACTCGAAACAATTTGTTCGAGAGCTCCTTTCGTGTCGCCAAGCGCTACGAGTCCTGGCTTGAAGGCTTCGGATGCACCCTGTATTGCTGTGACTACCTCGCTCCAGCTCTTCTTCTCGTCTTTACCGAGCTGCATTAAGCTAGATTTTGTATCCTCTAATGTGAGTCCTAATTTAGCGACGTTAACGCGCGCTTCGTTGATGTCTTTACCGAAAACGTTACCAAGAAGAAATCCGATCTCATCACCAACATCTTCCGTTATGCCTTGCACTGCACGAACTGCTTCGCCTAATCCTGAAAATACCGTCCTAGTTTTTTCATCCCAGGAGTTCATCTCCTTCGACCAATCACCTGATAGTTTTGACTCGTCTAGGTTGATGCCACCGGATGCAGTCTTTGATGTGGAAAATTTGTTTAGTAATTCTTCCAGAGAACCAGCTACTTGGTGAATCGCTTCAGCTTCTGGACTACGTTTGCCACCACCAAACAAACCTGAAGCACGAGCAACTTCAGACAAGCCTCCAGTGGATATTGCGAGCTGAACTCTTCCAGCCGTGCCCATCGCCGAGTTATCGGTTTCACCTTTCCAGACATTTTTTGCCTCATTGTGCATCAAGTAAGCGCCTGCTGCAGCAGCTGCTATAGGTACTAGCGCAGCTAATGATCCTGCTGAAGCTGCTCCGACTCCTCCTGCAGCACCACTACCTGCAGTGCCGTTTCCAAAAACTGAGCCTAGACCTAATTGATCAAAGAGCGCACCTCCAAGATCCGCTGCGCTTCCTATCTTTCCAAACCCAAGATCTCCGAGCGTTGCCTGTGCTAGCTTTGCTGCAAATCCAACAGCAACCTGTTCAAGCGCATCTTTTAAATTAAAAGTCACGCCCGTGATTGCGTTTTGAAATAAGCTTTGCCACATTTCGATACTCTGACGTGACGCAGCTTGTTGCTTTTCAACGAAAGATTCGCTGAGCTCAGAAATTACCCGATCACCTTCTACCTGAGCTTGTTTAGTTACATCGCTAAGTGAAACTGCTCCAGCATCGATAGCATCCTGCTGTCCAGCAATAAAACCTTCTTCAACTGTGATTCGAAGCTTTTCCTTTAATGAATCAAAAGAACTCTGGTCTAGTTTTTCGATTGCATCACCAATTTGTTTTTTCAGGGATGATTGTTCAGAACTATTCAGAGCCTTCGCCCAGGACTCTTTAAATTTTTCGGCTGCAATGATCGCCGAATCATGCTGACGCTTTTTTGTTTCTTCATCTATTTTTTGCTGAAATTGCTGTTTTTTAATTAAAGAATCACGCTCAGCCTGTTCTTCATAGTCAATAATCTCTTTTTTCTTCTGACGCTCAGCGCCGATCATTCTGTTTTTTTCAGCTTCTATCTCCGCAAGTTGACGCTTAGCTTCTTGAACATCTTTTGAACGTGTCCAAAGACCAAAATGCTGTGGATTAGCAATCTTATCTTTTAATGACTCCATCTGTTCGTCGAGCTTCACTATTTTTGCAATGGCCGAGTTTCCTGTTATGTAATCCAATCCAATTGCAAATTCATTTATCCAGCGAACAACGGTCGGTAATGCAGTAGTTCCAAGGCTTAAAATAACCGATTCGATAGTTGCGAGATCTTCACCCACACGCTTCCAATCTATTTTATCGATTGCTTTCTCTAGATTTCTCCACGACTCTTGAAGTCCGACATTGGTATTGATCGCAATTCCAGCTTCTTTCCACCCTTCCTGCAGGGCTTTGTTGTATGCGGTCTGTGCATTAGCTGCAGAGTCTGTAACTTCTGCATATCGAGCTACCACGACTGGTAATTGCTCCATTACGGCTTTGTGCTTCTCCGCTTTTGTCTTGAGTCCCTCGAGATTAAAACCATACTCAGAGAGGCCTTTGCCCCCTTTGGCAATAAGATTTGTTAAGCGTTGGATTTGCTCGGCTGTATCACCGCCGATCGAGTCGGCTACACGAGCGCCGAGATCCGCAATCATTCCAAAGTTTTCATTGAATCCCTTAACGTTCGCACTTAGGCCTTTCGTTGCGATACCCATTAATTCGTACTGATCGAGTAATCCAATGGTAGCTTTCTTTGCTTTGTCTATCGAATCAGTGGTCCCACCAAGTGCTTTGAATTGCTCCGCAATACTACTAGCGTTTTCTCCTTGCTCCGCTAATTTACTAATCGCGTCACTAACACTAAGTATTTCTTTCGCAAGATAGCCAATAGCGATTGTTTTAAACGCAGTATTTACACCCTTACTTACGCCCTTAACTGTATTTTCTAGCCTGACTACGCGACGTGTGGCTTCATCCATGCCTTTATTAAATTCGGCTTGACCTAAAGCAAGGTCGACTCGGATCCCTGCTATACGAACGGATTTATTTGCCACTGTGTTCTCCTAAAACCATTGCCTGTGCTTGCTTCATCATTGCGAACAACTTGAGCCTTTCGCCCAGCACCTCAGGATCCATTACCTCAGGTTCTTTAGCTTCGAACCACTCCGCTGGGGTCGTAACCTGATCCCCTTCCTTGGTAAAAATCGAAGAAATGACTGTAGCTATGAGGCCTGATCTGAAATTCTCTAAACGTATTTGTTCTTCACACCGCTCTAGCAGCGCAAAAAATACGCAGCATGGCATGTTTAAAAAATCAGATTCTGTTAATCCGAGGTCGTATCGCGCGATAGCACTAAGCTCTAAGATGTCCCATTCTTCCGGGGCTTTTTTTTAGAGTCCTTAGCCTCATCGGTTTTAGGTTTTGGCTTACCAAGAGCCAGTGCATTGTAAAATGGCACGCAAAATGTGGCCACTCCTAAGCCATGCATTGGTACTGAGTCTAAAATTCGATTACTTAGATTTGACATTGTATCATTAGGTACGCCTGTCGCATCAATTTCACCGACAAGCTCAGGTTGATGTTTAACTAATCCTGAAATGATGAAGGCAACAACATGCTCTGCGTTATCTATGTCAAAGCCACCAAGAAAATTAACACCAGTTAAGCGTTTGAATATAATTGCAGATTGCATTGTATATTCAATTTTGACTGCTACATCGAAGAGAGTAGCAGATACGAATGGCTGGATTTTTTCTTCTCCGCTCATAATAACTACTATGAATCGATTTCAAAAACCTCACAGTCAAGGCTAACGTTGAGCATTAATGTGTTTGATTTTGCATCAGGGATCGCAACGTTTTGAATGATCGCAGTGATGTTGAATGCGAGATCTCCCGTATCTGGCAAGATAAGTTGGAAGTTGGTTTTTGCTGCAGAGAAGAACTTAGTGAACAAGAGTAGATGTTGAGTATCGGCTGAATCCAACGCAACACCAAAAGTAATTGCGCCGTTATCTCTGAAGCTGGCAAGCTTCTGGATATAATCAATATCATGAGTAGTAAGATTGATGATTTGTCGCGATAATCCTGCGATATTAACGTTTTCCAGACGACCGAGCGCTGTAAAAACTTCAGTGGATGCGCCGTTCCCAATTTTTAACTGTGCACCCTTACCTGCGACTGGATTTACTGTCATGTAAATGGCCTCCTACGCCAAAGAAAAACTTGTATCAAAGTCGAGCGCCACTTGGTTGCCGTAATCTGGCCCCTCAATGTCGACCTCGTTCCCTGCATTAGCGTAAAAGACGTTCACACCAGCAACACTACCCCTGAATACTTGCAACGCGCTTTTGACTGCCTTCGCTATCTGTTTCACTTTGCCAACATCTTCCGCGACGCATGTGACTTGAATAGTCCGGTAGCAAATCCCAGATGGACCGTCATGTAAGCTTTCGTCGTACCCACCAATGGAACTAATCGCGCAAAAACTTTCGTTCTCTTCCTGTTTTCCCACCATTAAGTAAATGCGATCGCCGATAAGAGCTCCGACGCCACTGTCATCTCGCAAAATCTGGACGAACGCTTCCTCAATCATCAGAAGTTAACTCCTGCTGCTTCGAACGCTTTAAGAACCACGTTGATTTCATGCTCTGCGATCGGAAGAATCTTTTGTTCTTGTGCTAAAAACGCAGGACGCAAAAACGGTTTAGCTGGAACCCACTTAATAAACTTCTGCCTTCCAGCCCTGGCGCCACGCATCAGCCTATGTCCGAATTCAATTAGGTGTGCATGTGGAGCTGTCGAGCGCACTTCTCCAAGGTATGTGTTGCCGACCTTAGATGTCCTAATCTTAATGCTATTAGATAGATTTCCGGTCTCTCCAACCGGAGCTCGCCGAATCGCATCCTGTAGGATAGGATCTAGCGCAGCTTTTAAAACTTTTTTCTCAATCTGTTGAGCAATAGCAACCGGAAGAGCTCGCATTTGCTTCACCGCAAAAGCTAAGCTCTTAGCATCTACCGTGACTTTCATGTCGAAGCTCATGCGCGAGCCTCCGCAGTAATTTCAAGGCCTTCATTGAACCCAAGCGGACGAATAGCGACGATATCCCAATACCTTCCATCGTAATTTAATCGATCCTTCTCAGTAACATTGGTGAAGTAGAGAAAATTAAATCTGCTTATCCGCGTGGACATCTCGCGTCCTGATGCGAGCTGCTCTTTTCCACCAATAGGTATCTCCTCTGCCCACTCGGTACGGAGCGTCGCCCAGGTCTTTTTTGGTGCGCCGATCACTTCCTCAGAAGTCGTTGCTCGCTCGATAATCACCTTTCTGTTTCGTCGCCCTGCACGTAACATCTACCAATTGACCTTCCATGGAAAAATTGACGAATCAAATGTTTTAGGAACAGGAGTTAACGCAAATGGTGATTCTGGTTCACGGTTCGCAAACCAATGACCAACTAAAAATTTAATTCCGAGAAGCAATGTTTGAGGGATTTTTAAGCGTTCTTCGCTCTCCTCATTGTTGTCATAACCTGCTGTGTAAGTGATTATGACTGCATTAGGGACGCAATCCGTCGACGGCCATGTCTGACTGTCCTTCAGGACAATGCGCCCAGGAGTAGAGAACTCGTCGACTGTATAGCAATCCTCGCTGAGAGTTAGAGTTTGTCCATCAAGAACATATTGAACGCTCTCAACATCACGAAGCGGTGGATTTTCTAGGTTAATGACTCGACTAGCAGGGAAACGAGCTCGACGATCTTCGTATGTACGCTCGAGCAGAGCACGGCCAGTATAATTTTCTACATATTCGCGCGCCGATTTAACCAAAAATGGAATAAGGGTGTCGTGATCCGAATTCAGAACACGACACCACTCTTTTGCTTGCTCCGTAGAGACGAGCTCAGTGCTCGCCTGTTCAGTAACAACAACCGACATTTAAATCCTAATTAGGTTTGTTGTTAGCGGTTTCAGTCGAAGTAGGAGGATTAGCCAGCTTATTTTTTTCCTCTTCCCGTTTTGCCTTTTTCGTAGCTTCTTCAAGTGCTTTCTCTTCCTCAGTCTTGTACCCAGGGATCATGCTAGAAGTAAAATCGCCATATAAAACAGCAACCTTCTTCTTAACAAGTTCGTTCGCTTGCGCTGCAGGCATCGTAACAACATGGCCTGGCTTGGCCTTTGGCTCGTCACGAACAACTTCTACCTCTTTGAGAATTACGATTCTTACATTTGCCATATCAAGTTCCTTTTAAGATTTTAAAAAAAACGATCAGCGAGTCTCCTCGCTGATCTAATTAACTAAGCGATTGCAGTTGGCAGAACGTCTCCAGCGTAGCGCGGTTGACTGAGTATAATCTCAACGTCAGCAACTACAGCTGCATCAACAACTTCGACTGATTTTAGTCGGAAGTTAGGTTTGCCCTCCGGTAAATCGTCTGCATCAATTTCGATGATATAAGCGTCACTTCCACCAGCTGCCGATGTAAAACCAGCTGCAGCTGCATCAGCCCAAGCTCCCAAGGTGTCACCAGAGGAACGTCGACGATACTTAAATGGAATTGCTGTCGTATTTGACGGCGTAAAATCATCGCATGCTTCCACTGTGAAGGTTTGCGTTCCAGTGGTACCTACTCCGCGTTTAATTAAAATCAAAGCTTTTTTGTACTTTGATAATGAAACTACGTCTGAGGCAACCGTTCCCGCGAATGCATCCGCAACCGGCCCAATTAATCCACTTACAAATTTTACGACTTCTGAGAGTAATGCTTTCATGTTCGATCCTTATAAAAAGTTTAAAGAAAAAATAACGGACACTGTTCCCAGCTTCCGCTATGCTTTAGGCGCGCTCTGCAAGAGTTACGAATGGCGAACGAGTCGTATTCCCGTAAGCATCGGTTAATGCAGAAGATGGCATTCCTTGACCACCAACACGCTGAGTCCATCGAATCGCCTTTTCAGCGAACAGGAATCGAACGTGAGCAGATTCAGAAGCGACAATTCCTTTGCGACGAAGAAGCAAGTAATGTGCAAAGTCAGCAAGAATGATGTCTCCGAGATCACCTAGAGCTCGACACTGTTCGAGTCGGCGAACTTCTTTGCCGAACAACGTGTCATAAGGCTTACCGGAGATTCCACCTGCAGTCTGGTACACTAAGAAGTCTGTGTTGGAACCGATTTTCAGCATGTTTCGAAGCTGATATGGAGCATCTGCATGCACGTACCACTTCGCGCGACCTTCCGAACCAACCAGTAATCGATCGTTCATCTTATCGACGTTATTGTAGACAATAGTGTCTGCAGTCTGGCTTCCTTCCTTTGCGATCGAAATCAACGCAGGAGAATTCAAAATGCCGTGACACTGACCCGATGCACCTGAACCGCCGATAACTTCATCAAGAAGCTTCCAAGCAAGTTCTTTAACAAACATCGGTGCAACAAGCGTTTGGAGTCCGGCCACGTCTTCGAGAATTTCCTCGGTCGCGTAGTAGAGAGCATCCATCGCTGGCGCGCTGATTGTCTCACGACGAAGCTGCGGTTTAGTTGCTGAAATGCTTCCAGCTTCAGGTCGGCGATACGCTTGAACACCACCATAGCGAGAACCAGTTGCACGACTTGTTTCATCAACAAAGTTGGCAACGAGCTCTGGTTTATCCGTATCCACAATCAGACAATCTTTAAGAAAGTCATGCGAATTGTAGATCTCGTCCTGCATATACATTGCGTGGTCACTCTGAGTGAGGAATCCACCGTCCGTTCCAGTCCCTTCGTTCATTCCCGAAGCTGCTAGACGAATCTGCGCCTTTACTGAGCTTTCTAGAGCAACGAGCTTGTCGGATTTTCCGAGTCCTTTATCGAAACGAATTACGTCACGGAGGTACTCACCGAAACCGCCCTTCGAGAACTCTTTGTATCCTCGATACTCACCGTCTTCATTGTGATCTGATTCACGAGTAACTTGGATTTGCACCGGATCCGTTACTGACTGACGGAGTTCTTTCTTGCGAGCATCCGCTTTCTTTAAGCGCTCAATAATATCCTCGACGTTATCGTATTCTTTTTCGAGTTCATCGATTTTGGTCTTCTCGTCAGCGCTAAGACCGCGCTTCTCCAGCTTTACAGCGTTAAGAATCGCGTCAATTTGTGACGTGAGTTCCTGTAGTTTTTTCAACAGCTCGTCCATGTTGGTTTTCTCCAAGTAAAATGAGTTTAATTGCTCGAATTAAGCGTGATGTTTAGCGGTTGCTGGATAGCTACGGCTCCATGTCCCGGGAGGGACGCATCGCTAAAGAATTACCAGTTTAGGATTCGCGTTAGTTCACTTTTGGTGAAGTCCCCTGAGTTTGCGTTTGCGTTGCTCGTTCAAAAGGATCTGAACCTCAACTGCTCTAGCAAGTGATTGCTCAAGCTCGTTTCCTGTTTTTGTTTGAGCAAGTAACTTCTCGAAAAATTCTTTTTCAGGACGAGCTGAGTGAAGCTTCTTGATGCCAAGCGTGGTCTGTGGGTATTGGCCGTATGTAACAGCTGAAACGTCCTGGAGCGTGGCTTTAGTCACATGAAAATTGCCAAGATCCTCTTTCGCCTTACCCTCGGTATAAACGTATTCGTCAATTAAGAAAGCGACAGACATTTGATTCAGTACTCCGCGCTCAATGTCTTCAAGAACTTGCTCACCGAGGTGATGATTTGGAAGATCCGTTTCTTGCCACAATCCGAACTCGCGCGTATCGTCGATTCGAAGCGTGTTCGGTGTTCGACCTAACAGCAGATTCCAATCATGATTAAAAAGAGAAACGATATCGTCTTTGCGCTCAAGGCTTTCACGAAATGCCATCGGATCGATCGACAACGTGTACCAGTAAAGGTCGGTTTTTTCGTTGTATAGGGTTGCGTACCCTTCCATTATCCTGCTTTTTTCGCTATTTCCAGCGCTGTTTTCGCCTGATAATTCAGCCTTTTTAGGCCTGGAAATCTGCGGTTCCCTATTAAAAATTCGAAGTTTTAATGACTTACTCATGGTTCTCGACTCCTCTTACGATTGAATTAATAGTCTGTTGAAGCTGATCGGGCTGAGTCCACGACTCGAAAAGCGCTGTTAACCCTTCCTTCCCTTCCCAAGAAAGAGTGTCGGCTATCTCATCTGCTCGTGAGATTAGGTGACATTCAACAATTGAATTTATTTGCTCATTTAGATCACCTGAGTTTTTTGCGTCACCAAAGAAAGCGCGAATGGAAGCGCCTAGGCTTTCACGCATGTGAGTGCGGTGTTTCTCGGAAAATGTTTTTAGCTCCTCTGTCCATTTTTCTTTCTTAAGGCACTTAATGAGCGCTCGCTTTTCCTTTGTTACGAGACGAGACACAGGATCGACGAGTAATTGTTGAAGGCGCTCCCGATCTTTTGAAAGCTTTTCATCTGACTCGTCCTTGCTCTCCTTCGGATCCTCTTTTTTAGGCGCTTCGATCTGCTTAGGCTGCTCTGCAATTTTGAGCAAACCTTTTGCTGTGGTGAAGTTGGTAGGCGCCATCGGCTCTTCAAGTCCATGACCTTCCATCGGATCCCAATCTTCGAGCTCGCGGATTTCTGCACGAGTAAGCCAACCGTCCTGAATCGCAAAACGGTACGCTTGGTACCGAGTTTTAATATCAGTCCGAAACATCGCATCGAGATTGAATTTGATGTAGATGTCATCGAGAACGTCATCCATTGAGAGTAGCTGGTGTGCGATCGAGCACTCAGTTGCTATTACTCGCGGTAGTACTGAGTTTTTTCCCCAGAAAATGTCAGCTTGCTCTACGTTCGAGAATGTCGCTCTGCGAAAATCTTGTGTGCGGTAAGGTGGTACGTCGAAAATTGTGTTGATCTGGTCTACTGCAGAGAAAATCATCAGCTCAAGAGCTTGCGCGTCACGAAGGGTCATAGAGACTGGGCTGTACTCAACACCAAAAGGTAGAACCGCAACACGCCCCGACTGGCGAGGTCCTCGATGTGAATTTTCCCAGCTTTCTCGCAGAGTATCTCGGTCTTCTTTGTTTTTGATTGCACCTTGAACTGGCTTCAGTATACCCATTGGCCGTGAATCATTCTCAGCGAACGCTTGATTTTGTGATTGATGTGAAAGTGCGAGCTTAAAAGCGTCATACGCGATTTGGATTCTGCTACGACCGACAATTCCGTCTTCACCTGCCTCTTTCGTATGAAACATCTCTTCCCGGGAAAGGATTCGCTCCTTCTGCCCAGGAACATTCACGACGTACTCGATGTCCCAACCACCAGATTTCGCTCTTGGAGTTACATAATCTGGGTTGATCGGGTGAAGTGCGACAAGCTGATCGTACTTGTTGAACATTTTCTGAGCATAGAAATTACCTCGGAGTAGTTGCATTCGCTCTTTGAGCTGCCAGAATTGGAACCGATCCATTACAGCGTTTGGTCTTCGCAGCACCGCAAACACTGGATGTTTTTTTAGGAGCGTTTTTGCTCCCCGTGAAGTCTTCTGATAAACGCTTCCTGGAAGCATCGCTTGAGTTTTTGAAAGGACATCAACGCAAGCAAAAGCAGTCGCAATCTTTTGAACGGTTTTTGGAGTTACGGCTTCGGCGCGACGAGATTGAAAGATGTCGGAAGCATCATCGCTAAACCACCAGTCGGCTGTAGGCGGTGGCATTGAAGGTGCTACATCGCTCGATAGAGCTAAAGATTTTTCCAGAAGATTTTCGGTCAAGTTTGTCACCCAGGCTTTACTTCAGCCTTAATTCTGCTGGTGACGGGCTACATCGAGAATACCTCTAGGTCTAGACGAACGGGGATAGGAGCAACATCGGCTCGCCCCACTACCATCACAGAGCAAACAAGGCCATCGATCTTTCGTGAAAGCTTACGTTTTTTGCCGTCTGGCTTCATCAGCTTCATGTTTCCGTTACCATCTCTCACGACCGTGGCATGGCTTACTTGAAAGTCCATCAACGGATTTTCTTCATGTTCTAATCCTTCACCACAGACGAGATCCTCAAATGCACGACAAGGCGCTGCGAAAGTTGACATGTTTTGACGAAATTCAGCGACCTTTATTCCACTATCTTCAAGTCTTTGCCCAAGATCTGCAGCATTCCATGGATCAAAAACAACTTCCTGGACATCAAATTCAGCGCAATATTTCTCAATAAGCTTGAAAATATAATCATTTCTAGTGACCTGTCCTGGAGTGGCTTCCAGATATCCTGTGTTAGCCCACTGATCGTACGGTACTTTATCCTCTAGAGATCTCTCTCGAATACCATCTTCAGGGCAGAAGTGATGTATACGTAATAAAATCTTATAACCTTTTGGTAGAGCAGGGTCTGCGACTTTAATTGCCAAAGCAACGGCGCTTAAATCTCGAGTTCTCCCAAGGTCAAAAGAAACATAAGCAGGGCTTCCCTTGTATAGTGACCAATCAATTTTCTTTTCGCATTTCTTCCAGTCCTCGAGATCGAGCCAAGGATCTTCTGCAAAGAGCCATATATTTAAATGTTTAACTTTGAACTCATCACGAAGCTTAGGCATTTTTCGTGATGCTTTGAACGTATTTCTAAAGTTCTCCAGTTTAATACTGAGGCCGAGTTGTGGATTAGCCTTATACCACTCTTCTTCTTGATCCCATTTCTTCGGATCATCTACAGTACAAATATACGCAAAGTAAGTATCATCCTCGTACCCTTCAACGCAGTCTAAGATTTTCTCTGCGTGATCTTGTTCGTCTTTGCATGGGGATGTGATATCAAACCCTGCGGTGCTGATTATTGCGATTAGTGGTTGTTCTCGAGCACCCGTTGCCGTCTGAAGCACGCCAAGCATCGAAGAATCTTTGTGCGCGTGATATTCGTCTACGATACCGCAGTGAATATTTAATCCGTCTTGTGTATCGGAGTCTTTTCCAAGAGGCCACATCTCGCCATCGAGGGCAGGCATCAAAATCTGCTTTGCTTGAACTTTTAGTAATGCCTTTAAAACGGGGCTTCTAGCGATAAATTTCGCAACGTTCTTCCATACTATTTTCGCTTGCTTTTCTTTTGTTGCTGCGCAAACAACTTGCGCACCAGCTTCACAATCAGCAACGAGCATGTAGCAAGCAATCGCAGCGAGCAAAGTGCTCTTGCCGTTCTTGCGTGCAATCATTAACAACGCTTTTCGATAACGTCGTGTTTTGTCGCTCTTGCGAAGCCAACCGAAAATCGGTCGAATAATGTCCCATTCTTGCCAAGCGCTGAGCTTCAGTGGTTTGCCAGCCCATTGCTTCCCTTCCCATTGAACGATGCAGTTCTCAATAAACCAAACAGCGCGATCGGCTTCTTTCTCGTCAAAGTAATATTCGAAGTTTGGATCATCGCGCGCACGTTTAAGATCTCGGACGTGACGCTCACGAGCTTTTCGTACCCACTTGCTAATTGGAACATCTCGGTAGTGTCCTTTCCCCCATTCGTCAGGGTTTCCACTCCAAGGCACTGCGTACGGTTTCATGTTATCTTGTCAGTAGACGCTTGATGATTTCCTCAAGACCTGATGGTGCTTTATTTCCACCTCCTTCAAGATTCTTAGCTCCTATTCCGAGTTGTTTTTCCATCCTCAATAGCAACTGCTCTATAGTTTCGAGGCGAGAAATTTTAGGGTGTTTCGCGTAGTAATCGACGCCCTTGCTGGATTTCATTTTTTCAAAGAGCTCGTTGTCCTTTCGATAGGCGTTAAGCTCTTCCCATTCAGATTGAGTGTCGCAGTATCGGGCTAACAACCAGTGTTCCTGACTTGTGACGTTGTTGTCAGCTGCGAGTAGAGGGTAGAGCAGAATCCAGATTTCTTTTCCGCGAGCACTCAGATCAAACGGCGCTTCAGGGATTTCTATATCTACATCATTTTCGATTGTCTCTTCGGCCATTTAACAATGATACGAGGCCGTTAGCTTCGTTTTGATACCCCTAGACACCCTATAGGGGGGAGGGGGGTTATTTTTACTTAGAGT